TAGCTGATAAAGCATTAATGTTTGTTTGATCCGAAGATGATGGAGTAGTTCTCTGCCAAGCAGAACCACTATAAACCATCATTACATTGTTTGATGTATTAAAATATAATGCACCAGTAACTAAACTATCTCCATCGTTATCAGCAGATGGATCAGAAGATTTTGCTCCTAAATATCTATCATCAAAATTGTCATAGCTTGTAGCAGCATTAGTTGCGGATGTAGAAGCTGCCGAAGCAGAATTAGATGCGTTAGTTGCCTGGGTAGAAGCTGTCGATGCAGAAGTAGAAGCATTACTAGCAGAAGTTGAAGCAGCACTTGCTGAACTTGCAGCAGCAGTTGCCGAACTTGCAGCATTAGTTGCTGAAGTAGTTGCACTAGCAGCATCAACAAGTAAAGACCATTTAGCACTATCAGTATTTGAAGTAAGCGGCTGTGAGCCAGAAGAAGTATGAGCAGTTAAACAAATAAAAATATTATTAGTTGATGTATCTTTAACTATATCTCTTACAACATAAGCTGTGGATGCTGCCCAGTTACCTTTAACTGTACCTAATTCTTGTGTTACGGATAATTCGCCTGAACTATCAAAAGCTAGAATTTTAGAAGCACGATCAGTAGAGCCAACAGTAAATTCTGTTGAGGTCATTGTATTTGTTCTTGATAGTTTTAATGAACGATCAACTTGTTCTTGTAAATCTTGACCTATAATTGTGAGCTTATCGAGAGCATCTTCATGCGTTTCTGCTGGGAATGGATCATTAGCAACATAATCAGTAGATTGTGTTTTTGCTGTATTTCTTCGAAGTACAACAGTTTCGCCTGACGCTGGAGCAGTAACAAATACTACATTTCCACCAGAAGAACTACCAACACCAGTAATGCTGTAGTTAGTTGATCCAGTTCCCTCTGCTTTAACTGTTTCCGTTCCAGTTGAAGAACGCACAATAACTTGTATGTCCGTTGATGCTGGAATGTAAAAGCTGTAAGCAAATGTCGTAGTTGATCCGTTTCCACTATACGAATTTTTCGTAGTAGTAGATGATATTGTCATCTTTCTTATCCTTTAATGTTTGGGAAATAAAATTTAGACTATAATGTCTAGTATATTGTTATTTCTTATAATAATTGTCAAATTTGTTCAACTAAAAAAACAAATTTATATTCGTGGTAATCGTTCAGGTCCTTTATCGCCTGGCGACCACCAAAACCCGCTGCCTTTTTCATAAGTTTTTCTTTGGTATTTTCTCATTCTTTCGTAATGATTTTTGTCTAAATTTTTACTTAAATAATCAAACAAATATCGTTGTAATATTAATTTTGCATACCATGGTTTAGGACTCCAGTTTTTTATTTGTCTTACTACACGCCCACCATAATTAACTTCTTCCTCATCATTAAATAAGTATGTATTAACAGCACCAATAGTTAAACCAGATATATCAGCTATTAATGATATAATTGGACCTGATGCATATAAACCAAATTCTCTAGCATCGGGATCATTTAAAATCATATCGCCAACTGGTCCAAAAGCTCCACCTCGCATGACAGCTTGTACCCAAAATTCTTTTCTATATACATCTTGTAAATCACGACCATTCATTAAGTCATATAATAATGTGATTGTTGCACCAGTTAATGTCATACCACCAATAAGCATACCGCCATACATCGCTTTATTAATTTTACCTGGCGGTACTGTAAAAGCTCTCATTAAATTATGTATGACAACATTGATGGGAAAACTTTTAAACATAAAAGCAGATAGTGCTAATTCTCCACCAATAGTACCTCTATTTATATGAGAAGTTTTTGATTGTGATCTTAAAGAGTTTACAACAACTGAAAAATCTTGCTCCATTTGAACTAAATCTTTTAATTTAAACATGACTTGCATCGCTAAATCAGGATCAATATCAGCTCTTTGTCCAATACCTTGAACATCAATAAATTTTAAATTACCTCTAGGATTCCACATTTCAGTTGTGCGAATAATATCCCAATCAGCTTTTGTAATTCCGTATTGTTGTAAAAGTTTTAAAGTTTTTTCATATTTATTAAATTTTATTAATTTGTTTTTTGACAATTTTGCCAAATCATCCATTGAATGTTTTACAAAAGCACCTAAACCATTTCCTGATAAAATATATTTACCAGCAGCATTTCTTGCCATTTGTGTAAAACGAGATATGCCACCTACTCGCAAGAAAAAAGATGAATAAACTTTACCAAGACCTCCATTATCAACATCATCAATAAATCTTGACATAGCCATATTGTTTTGAATTAAATCGTCTAATATTAAATGTAAATACGCTGCATCTTGGCGACCTCTTTTTCCAGTAAATTGCTCTCCAAGACTTTTTATAATTGCTTTAAAAGGCGACCAACCACGCAAAGCTGCATTATTAAATGTTGTTGCAGTATCTCCCACAAGTACAGTTGGACCTGATCCTGATAATAAAGTTCCAGTACCAAAATGACGAAGATTACTTCCTATTCTTGCTCCTTGTTCATCTATCATCAAATGACCACGACCAACAAACAAATCATATTCTAAATCTGCTTTTTTAATTTCAGTATTAACTCGGCTTATTTCTTTTTGCCTACCTATAACACCAAGAATTTTTTTTCTTTGTAAATTTTGTTTATCAAAACTTGTTTCTTGTAAATATTTTTTTAAAGAATTTCTAACAACATTCGGCTTTGGTCCAAATATTTGTGTTTCTGCAATAGCTCTAGACATCATATCTAAATGTTCGTACAAAGAAACAATCGGATCTCCACCAAATTTATTATTATAAGCTATCCAAGAGTCAGCATCTTTGAAAACAAAAAATCTATGTTCAGCAAATTTTTTTAATCCCGTTTTTTTACCAGAACCTAAACCATCGGTCATAATATTTCTATAACCAGCTTTTACTGCTTTTTGCCAAACTTCATCAGGCAACATATCAAAAGTAAAACCAGTATCATTATCAATCATTTTACTTCTATTTAATAAAGGAGAAATAAATTCATAAAATTCATCAGAAGTAAAAGCTCTCATACCTCTACCGCTTTCATTTTGTATTGCTCGACCTAATTTTACTTTATCATGTTTATTTGGTATTACCCAATTAGGATTATCTACAACATTAACGCCATTTTTAATTAACATTACTTTGGCTTTTTCTAATGCTTCTGTAAAAGATTTTGCATGAATTTCTGCACCTTTATTTCCCGTGCTACCTGGCTCAAAAAATTCTTTTACAACATTTTCAGGATTACCCCTTTTCCATTTTCTAATTAATCTGTTTGCGTATGCTTCCATTACATCGCTTAAATCTTGCATTAAATATGAAAACACAGATCGTTGTCGAATTTCTAAATTTGTTGGAATAACTGGACCATCTTTTTTGCCGTGCAAAGAACGAAAACCTAAAACCTCATCAATTTCTCCAGCATTGTTTTTATAGTTACCAATTAAATCTTTTAATTCTGTAAATCTTTTTAATGCTATTGCATTTTCAATAGCTTTAACTTTTACTTTTCTTTTATGTGCTAAAAATGTGGCATTACTTGCAGCTTTTTTTGCATCCAATTCTGACATTGTTTTAGAAAAAACTTCTAGTTTGTCATCAAACATATCTAAAAGTTCTTTTTCTTTATCTTTGTTTAAAAGACCTTTTTTTCCAGCAGCTATAATACATTCACGAAAAGTAACCATTAGACATCCAATCCTTTACATTTGCTTAATTCATTCAATGCTTTTTTCTCTGCTTGTATTTCTTCTTTAATATCTTTAGCTTTTACTACAGCTGTATTTCCATCTTCATCTATTGTTGTTACTATATCTGCATTTTCATCTAATGTTTTACTATCAAAAAAATCCATGACTTCATCAAAATTGTTATCGTATGCTTCGTCAAGATATTTTTCATTCCCGTATAGCTTTAATTCTGTATCATCTACTTTATTAGCGATTTTTTGCATCGCTATTTCCACATCAACATCAGACATTCTCATAGGATCGTAACCCGCATCTTCTAACATTTTAATTTGCTGATTAATTCCATCAACTGTTTGATTGTAAGTTAATAGCTCATCAGTATGTCTTTGGTGTATAGGATTTTCTTCAATTAAAGTTAATAAATCTTGTATAGATATATCATCAACACCCTCTGGTTTTGGTGGCAACCAACCATCTTCTCTAGCTTTTGTAACAAGTTGATCTAAAGAATATCCACCTTTTTTTGTATAAGCAAAAGTTTGTTTATCAAGATATACTCCTACCTCGCTTAAATCAGCATCTTGGCTATCTATTTTATTTTTTCTTAACCATTGTAAAAAAGTTTCTACTTTTGGCTCTTTTGGTTCTTCTAAACTTTTTGGAAGTTTTGGCTCTATTTCTTTTTGTATTTTTTTTAATTCTTTTAATTCTCTTTTAGCTTTCTTTAATGATTTTTCTGACTCACTTAATTTTTTATTTTTTTGTTTTTTTAAAAAAGTAGGTATGTCTAATAAATCTTCTTCTTCTATTGCACTTTCTAATGCTTTTATTTCTGTTTCTTTTAATTCAATTTCTTTTTGTAAATCAGATTGTTTAGGTTTAATTTCAGGATTATCAATTACATTTATTGGTTCATCCCCAGCAACTTGATCCATCGCTTCTTTTGTATTTTGCGAATGTAATCTTTCTCCATCTGCTCCAGGTCCATAAGGATTTTGATTTTGTTCTTGTATAGCTTGTCGTAAATTATATGCAGCAGCTTGATATTCAGGATGATCTTTAACAATCGGTGGTAAATCTTCGTATATATCTAATAAATCTTTGTCAGAAAGTTTTTGTATTACTTCGTGTAATGGTTTTTGTGTTAATACTGGATCATTATCTAAAATTTTATTTAATTGTTGCCCTAATGCTCTTTGTTTAAAAAATTTTTTACTTATCATTTCATCAATAGAAAGATAAGATTTTTTAATTCCTTGTGTTGTGTATTTCCCTCCAACACCAATACCACGAAAAGCAGCTATTGTTGCTGGAGCAAAAACTGCACCACCAACACCCGCCATAAAAATATTCATTAGTGCCTGGTCAAGACCGTATGATAATCCTAGTTGTTTTCTATATGGTTGAACAGATGCTTGAATAATTCCCATTCTACCCGTTTCTAAAACACCCTCCATAACAGAAGTTTTTAACATCTTACCAGCAAGACCTCTGGGAACAGAATAAGCAAAAGATAATGGTAATGTTGATAAAAAAACGGGATCAAGCATATAATTAGCCAAACCCGCACCAGTAGATGCACCATATTTTTCAAAAAATGTGCGATTAGCTTTACGCATTTGCCCAATTAAAAATTCATTTGTTTGAGCTTTTTGTCTTGTTTCTTCTTTAAAATATTCTAACCCTTTAAATTCAACACCAGGATTAGCTTCTTTTATTTTTTCTACCTCTTTATTCCACCAATTAATTTGTTCTTTATATGATCCTATTGTTGTTCGTGAAAATAAATTTTGGCTTGATGGCTGACTTAAATTATATAATAAATTATTAAAAAAACCATCCCCAGCAATTTCATCCCTCATGTCATCTATTAGAGGATTTGGTAAAACAATTCCAAAACGATCTTTTATTTCTTGGTTAGCATTACTGTAATCATCAAGTTCATTAAAATAATCTGATATTGATAATTCAGTTTGCAACAAATGTGATAATGTAGTGGTAAATTCAGGGCTTAATTGTGATGGTAACAATTCTCCTTTTTGATATTCACTTCTCATGCGTTTTATATTTTTCGCACTTTCGGTATCGTATAAATTCATCGTGATATATTTAAGTCTGATGTTATTTTATTAAGGTCAAAAACAAACAATTCATCTGTGCCAGGATAATGTAAATAATCAGGATTAGCTTCATCGTTTGGATTTAATAAAGCTAGGTAATATTGTCCTGGTCCAACTTGATCCCAGTAATATGCTTTACCCTCTTTGCCAAAAACATTATCTGCATTTAAAATATATTCTTCTCTATTATCCATATCTACAAAAGGCGATGAAACTGGTAATTCATTTTCTCCACCAGCTTTCATTAACAACTCATCTGTCATATTGTTTTCCATAAAGTCGTCTAAATCATCAACTGCTAAAAAATTAGAGGGAACAACTACTTTATTGTCGTTGTATTCGTAAGTGCCACCTGAATATAATTCACTACCTTGATACTTTGCACCAACTGATTCATTAATAACTTTAACAATTTTGTTTTCATTTTTTCTAACAAATGTATCAACATCAGCTAAATTATTTAAATTTTCATCAACCCAACCCTCTTTAATACCTCTGTTAATAATAACATTTTCTATTGCAGCTAATTTTGTATCCATAGAGTCAATATTATCAACCATACTATTTCCAAGTGTGCTAACAACTAATTCAAAATAAACTTGGTTACTGTCAAAATTAGGCACAAGTTTTGCTGATTGTTTTCTTTTACTTCCCATAGCAATATCAAGAGCAAATCCAGTATTGCCATTTAATACATGACCACCAATTTCTGCCATCGCTGGTGCTTCTTTATTAATTTGTTCAAACACAGCTAATGCGTGTTCTCCAAATCCGTCTGTAATCATCGTTGCAACTTGTACTATTTGTGATGCGTCTGCTTCTTCAAATATATTAGCAAAATTTTCAGCTTCTAATTTTGTTAAAAATTGTGGTGCTTGATCATAATGCTCGGCAATAAACAATGATTGATCTATTCTTTTTTCAAGACTTCCTATATATTCTTGTGAGTCAGGTCTTGTTACATTTCCATTTTCAAAAAAATTAAGAGGTGTTAAAGTATCTTCATAAGTTGCTTCTCTTTTAGAATTTTTACCAATAACTTCATAGTCTGATGCGACAACCAGCATATCATCTGATAATCTTGTCTTTTTATCATTATGAATTGTTTCTAAAATTTTTAAAGTTTCAACAGCTGCATCTGGTGTTTGATCTAATTTTTTTATTTCTCTATCATAATTTAATAATGCTTGTTCAGAACCAGCTAAATCTAATCTTTTAAATTGATCAACTGTATCAACCATATTAATTAAATTTTGTATTTTAATAGGTAAAGATGGATCAACTAATTGCCCGTCTGTTCCAGGAATAATTAATTGGTTTGATTGTTCTAATAAATTTTCAAGAAAAGGAAGATTACCTCTGCTAATTTCTTTTAAAATAAATTCTTCTCTTTCTAACAAACCATTAATACTTGTTGCTTGTTTTTTTAAAGTTGAAATATTTGCATTATTAATTTTTTCTACTTCTGATGCTGCTTTAATTTCAAAATTTTGCACTTGTTCATTACTTAAACGATCTTTCCAATACCCATCATCTTGTAAATCTAACCATCTTTGCGGATTAGCATTTTCTCCGTTAATCATTAATTCTGATTCCATGCCAAACAGTTGATTTTTTATTTCATCAATTTTAAAAAGTTCTCCGCCTTTAACAATTAAACCTTGATTAGACATTTCATAAACTATTCCATGTTCGCCAAATAATTTATGTAATATGTATTGTTGTTTGTTAGGATTTTTGCTGTAATTATATTCGTAAATTAAATTATCTATTTGTTTTTCATAAGATGCTGTGCCTAAATTTAATACATTTGAATTTATAATATTGTCAATTTCCATTGACTCTCTAGTTAAATAATCATTAAACTCTAATGTTGCTATTTGTTTTGTTTTTTCATCTAATTGTGAATTAAACAATAAATTATTAAATACATCTGTTGCTTCATTTCTAAAATTTTCTTTATCAGCTAATGAGCTTGATGCCGAATATTTTATTGTTTTTAATTCATTAATAATTGGGTTTAGTTCTTGCATTACATTAGAAACATTTGTTTTGCGTTCTATTGCCAATAAGGAAGTTTCTAATTTTAATTTTGCATCTGTTTCTAATTGTAATAATTGTGTTTTAAAATTAGAATCAGCTTTATGTTTTTGATAAGTAAAATCTAAATCTGCTTTGTGTAATTGATTTTCTGTATTTAATTTAAGTTCTAATTGTTTGTTACTAAAACTTAAATCTTGTTCTAATTTTTTATTAGCAAAATTTAAATCACTTTCATATTTATTTGCAGCAAGTTTTTGTAAATTATTAGCTTGATTTGCAAGTGCCAAAAAAGGTAACTGTGCAACTTTACCAATATCATTAGATTGAATTTGTGCATTAGGTTGTTTAATTCTATTAACACCTTGGTTTCTGTAAATTGGTATTTCAGCCATTAAAAACCAGCCTCTTCATTTGCAAATTCTAATCCTTTTTCATACCCTTGATTAATTAAAGTTTCTGCATTTTTATTAATTTGATCTAAAATATTAATATTATTATTATGTAATGTTTCCATAATTAATTTTTGATTTGTACTTTGTTGTGTAATTAATTGTTCTGTCATTGTTGATTGTGCTTTAATTAAATCTGCATTTTTTGCAGCGGTGCTAGTAATCATAGCTTGTGTTGCATAAGCACCAACCATTGTACCAAAAGCACTAACTATAGAAGCAGATCGTTGTTGTCTTGCTTGGAACATAGCCATATTGCCTTGTATTCTATTATTAACAGCAGCTACTTTGTATTCATAACTATCAACTTCAGCATCATACATAATATTTTCTTTAGCGATTTCTGCTTGTTGTTGTTGAAACAATAATACATCCATTGGAGTACCCTCGCTAATTTTAACACCAGCTTTCATATAAGCCATTTGTGTTCTAGCATCTTCAAAGGCGTAATCTTGTTCAAACTTTTTTACATTGTTTAAACCAATACGATACGCATCATCTGCTCTCATTTCGTTCATCGCAGCGTTTTGTTCAGCAACACTTTGTTGATAACGACCAGCCGCCATAGCAGATTGACCAGCTAATAAACTTCCCGCAGCACTAACACCAGTTGCTATTATCATAGGAGGAGCCATTAATTTACCCTCGCATAGCGTATATAATCTTCATTGTTTTGATATTTTTTCATTATTCCCTCTGATTTCATTCCAAGCCATTCAGCAAATCTATGACCTAATAAAAAATCTTTTTTTACTGCTGTTTGTAATCGAATAATTTTGTTTTGCTCTACAAGATGATCCATTACTTTTTTCATTAGTTTAGCTGATCCTATACGATTTCCCCAAACTAAATTTGTTGCCATTACCCATCCCTCAAAAACATTATCCCAAATTGGAATAACGCCACCAGCACAAATAATTTCATTATTTTTTAATGCGGTAAAACTCATATTAGGAACTTCTAATCCATTTAATTGATCTTGGTATTTTGAATCCCATTCGGTATGAGGATCATTCATTATACTATTGACCATTATGTGTGCGTGTTCGGATTTAAATTCTATTAATTTTAAATTACCCGTCATTAATTGTTATTTCAGGATAAATAGAAATGATTGTTAATGGTAACGGCTGATTTTGTCTTATAGTAACATAACCATCCGTATTAAAATCATCATCAAATTCTATTTGCTTATCTCCCGTAAATAAAGGAACAGCAGTATCCATTGATGCAGCACTAGAACGAAATGGTATTCGTTCCATGCTATCAGTATTTGGACCTACTTCAACACCAACTGTTTCATGCAAACGCAAAGTAACTTCGTTAATTCGTTTTGCTTTTGATTGTGATGTTCCGCCCTCTCCAGCTATTTCTATTCGCATTGTTTGTAATAAAGAAACAAAATTTAATCCAACATGAACTTTTGTCGATGATCTATCTAAAGTAATAGAACCACCTGATACAGTTTTGTTTGGATGCGTTGATCCATCTGCCAATATTGTTACAGATTGACCCTCTAAATGATCTAAACCAGTTATAGTTGTTGTTGCTCCGCCAGAATAAGTTAAACCACTATCTACATAAAAAGCATCTGTTTGATCCGTTCCATAATCAAATAATTTTAAATATTCAACATAGCGTCTTGTTGCTCCGTTAATTGTTCTTTTAACAATCATGTATAATTCATCTTCGTTGCTATCAGTTGGAATACTTGCAACACTTTCAACAACAGCTTGACCAGAACTAAAAGCACCACCTAAAATATGTCTATGCCATCCAATAACATTTTCTGATCGTGCATAGGTAAAACCAAGTAAAGTGCCATCATCACGAACTACCCATAAAATACTATCAGGTTCTTGTTGGTAAGCCATTTCAACTATACCACCCTCGGTAATGTGTTCGGCTAACAATGTCATATCGGTTGCCTGGTATTGATCAATATTTAAATTGTAAGTTAATTCTCTAATTTTTCTTTTTGCTCGTTGAACAAACATAGTTACATTTTCAATTTGAACTGCATCTATGTTTGCTGAACCATAACTTGATTGTTTTTGTATTTGCACATTAGTTGGTGTTATTGGTTGTGTAGTACCAGATGCACTTACAACAAATTCGCCACCTACTGTGCCTACAATTAATGATCGTTGAGCTGACATATAACGAATAGCATTAACTTTATTAGACGCTATTGTATAAACCATCGCATCTGTATCATTACTACCCGTTGTAAAATTTTCTAAATCCCCACCTTTACTAAACCATATTGTTTGCGGATTATCATTTGATCCAGCAAAAACTAATCGTTGTTCAAAAAATGTTACTGAACTTGGATATTTATTTGTTGTCGTATTTACAACTGGCGATGGAGAACCAGATAAAGACGGAGTTGATAATGTCCAGTTAGTATGTCCTGATCTCGTTAATTTTCTAATCGCATAACTTGGATGGACCAAATACATTGTATCTGCACTTTGAGCAAATTTTATTGTTGGTATATCTGCCGTTGCGTAAGGCGATGCAATTTCATAAATTTTATTGGCAACACCAGCAGAACCATAAGCGGTATAACCAGTTGTATTTACATTATTTCCATCAACATCTTGTATTTCAAAAGTGTTTGTAGTTTTATTTGCAACTTTAAATGTTTTTCCATTTAATTCGGTCATTCCAACAACGGATGTAATAATAACATGATCGCCATTGGAATAACCATGGGAGGTAGCAGTTATAACACCAGGGTTAGCTTGTGTTGCACCGCTGATGGTTTTATCACTTTCTGTAATAATTCCATTGTCTTTAAAAAAACGAATATACTGATTACCAAACTCCATTATGTAAGTTTGTGTAGTTGAAAATTCAAAAGGTATTAATCTTGTTTTAGCTGAACTTGTTTTTACTTCATGGATAAAATATGATCCTGGTCGTCTTGACGCTGCACCATGCGGATGCACTACCATATTTTCTAAAGTTTTAGAGCCATTAAAATATTTATTAAAATCAGTACGCCCATCTAATCTTGGCGATAACTCTCCAGCCGTAAAATTAGTAAAGGCAACAGTTGATCGTGCCATTAGTACCTCGAATTTATAAATGTACTTGAATCAATATCGTCAGAAGTTCCCTCGGTTGCATCAACAAATCGTGCTTCTCTTAATTTAATTTGATACAATTCATTCATTTGTGCAGCCAAAGAAGTAGAAGAAGTAATTGCATAACACAATTCTGCTGCTAATTTTGCTGATATAGTTTCTTGTAATAAAACATCGTATTCATTTACATCTGTAATTTTTGAAATATAAATTAAATATATTGTTGATTCATTTGTTAATAATTTTCTACCCTCAATTTTAAATTTTTGTCCTTGATCTAAATCTGATGATGATCCGTTATGATGACCGCCTACTTTTAAAACTCGTAAACAATCAGATGGCAAAGTATATTGATTATCATATTCATGTGTTGGCGTAGCTGTATCTTGTGCTAATTCAACACGCTTAATTAAACAATTCCAAGTATGTGATCTAAAAATTTGATCACGGATAGGTTCATAGCGTTGGTTACATAACCTCGCATTTTTACTATCTTCTGTTAATGATATTATATTATTTGCTCCCAGCGAATTTAATGCTGAATTACAAATTTCTACTACTGATGCCATAAATTATTTTTTCTTTTTAAATCCCGATTTCATATTTGCGTATGCTTTCGGTGTTATTGTTGATTTTGATTTTGGTCTTGAAGTACCCGCTTTTTTTCTTGCATTAATATTTGCGTATAATCCTTTTTTTGCCATAAATTCTCCATGAAATAAGGGGGATTAAAAAATCCCCCTCTATTAGTTATTGAGTCCAATAAACCCAACAATAGATAGTACCACTAATAGTTGCACCACCAGTAGTAATAACGATGTCAGTTGATGAGCTTACTTTGTAACCTACACCAGTTACAGCAGTTGTTGCTGCTCCAGTAGAGCTACCACCTAACATTGATTGAGTTTGTCCAGCAACATTCCATGTGCCAACAGCAGCTAAGAATCTATTATCATCAGATGAATCGCCTACGATTAATGTAGATGATCCACCAAGAGCATCAGCTTTGATAACTACATCATGTATAGTTGCTCCAGCTGGTATTCTTGCGATTGTAATATCAGAACCACTTGCAAGGGAAGATGCTTCGTATGTATCGTGCCATACCATCATAGGAGAATTGTTTCCACCATCGGCATTTACCGCTGGAACAGAATCTAGATTAGTAATAGCACTCGATTTTACACTTGCCATATCTTACCCCTCCTACTCGTTACACGGAATTTGAACAACTTTTTCTTCTTCCATTCTAGTTGCACCAATAGACATACAGTAATAAACTTGAGTAGAGTATGATTTATCATCTCTTTCTGAAATTCTTGCTGTAACATCTTTACCTATTGCTAGTTTGATTGCATCTTTTGTGAAAGCAAAAACAAGTCTGTCATCCGTGTTACTTGCATCGAAGCTCAATCTGTTAGACATAATAAATTTAAATCCTAGGAAAGAGTCAACTTGACCTTGTGCTAGAGCTTTAACTGTATTGAAGTCTGAAGATTTAACTTCAGTTGTGTTGAGCAAATCACTTATTTGAGTTGCTCCGCATACAACATATCTTGGTATGCTTGGATCGACATCAGCCAAATCCATTTTCTTTTTAGCATCTAAAAGTTTAGCAACAGTTAAACCATCTGATTGGTTTGAAGTCGCAAACTTTTGTGTGCTAGGTAACGCAACTGAAGTACCTCCAGTTTCGCCGCTATAAGCTGTACCGCCTAAAGCTGTAATGATAACATCATCCATTGATCTTCCCATCGCTGCCGCTGCCGCTTTAGCATAAGAAGAAGTAGGATCAATTAACATTCTCACTTTATCAGCATCATCAATAAGATCAGCCCATTCGTAATCAGCAAGAGATACTCTGCGTCTTGAATGTGGCGTATCTATTTGAGGAGTATTCGAGTGTCTAGAAGTTCTTATTTGAGCAGTTGTTGAACCAACTTGATCAAAATAAGCGTTCTTTCCAGTTATACTCTCTACATCTACAGCTTCACGCAAACGGCTACCCATTTGTTGTGAAAGCATTTGTACATTGTTTGAATACTGCTGTACAAAAGCTGTAGTTACTTGATTAGACATTTAAGTCCTCCGTTCAAATATAAGGTTAATTTTTGACGAAATTATCTACACAAGTAGGTTTAGTCTGCATTTTACAACTGGTAGTTGATCTTCTATTCAGATTGTCAAACTGGATGCTTACGCACTACCCAGCTAAAACTTTTGCGTTGAACAAGTCTGACATTTCTTTAACGGCAGCATCATGTCCAGGATGTTCTTTAATATGGTATGGATGACTTTTATCGCCCATAATTTTACTGATTTCTCTTTCAGCTTCTTGTGGCGATAGTCCTCCGCTTTCTTCTTGACCAGTTCCTAAATTATCTTCAGAAAATTGACCAGCTAATTTTGCTAAAGATTTTATAAATCCAGGATTAGTGCCTAAAGTAGTACCATCTTGTAATTTAATATGTTCCATATCGTTTGCAAAATATGCACGAAAAACATTATTAGCTTTTTGAACTTCGCTATCATATTGTAAGCCAAATTCTTTTCGTAATTCTTGTTCAGCATTAACTTTATTTAAAGATGCTTGTTTTTGTGCTTCTTCTGCGGTTTGTTGATTTAAACCAGTATAAAAATTTAAAATACCTTGTGCTTGATGTGGTAATAAACCTAACTTATGTGCTTCTCCTAAAAAGTTTTTTATCGGTTGATCACTTACACCCTCCTCTAAAGTATATTCTAAATTATATTCTTCAGAAGTTTTTGGTAATCCTAATTTTGTATAAACTTGTTTCCAATCTTCTTCCGTTGCGTGTTTGCTTGGAATAGCGATTTTATCAGCTCCTACCATTTTTTGTGAATGTACTAAAGTTTTTGCCATATCGCCTACATTGGTAAAATTTTGTAGCGATGGTTCTTTTTGTAATTCTTCTGGTAACGAGCTTAAAAAACTTGTTTCTTGTTGTGGTTGTTCGCTTGTTTGTTCAGATTGCACTTCAGGTGCAGTTGTCTGTTCATCAGCCATTTTGTTTTTTCTCCTTTGGTAATGGTTTCAACATTGAATGAATAAAAAGCGTTACTGCTCTCATTCCCTCTAAATTCGCAGCTTTATATGGATCAGGATCAAAGGTACTATGATGAATACCAGTCCTATTTTCCAAATCTTTCAAAACAATAACACCCTCTGGTGTTGTAAATACTTTTTGATACGATTGTCTTATTTGCTCTAATAACTTTTCTTGTTTATCGGGCATTGTTAAGTTCCTTTAGCAGCGGTGCAACTTTACCCCCAGCTTCAGCAACTTGTTGTGTTTCTTGTAATTCAGCTTGTTGTTGTGCCATTTCCGCTTGTTGTTGTCTTATATTCGCAACTTCTTGATCAGATCGTAATACCTTTCTAGGTACACCAAGCACATCTGTAATATGTTTAACTAATTTATCTGAATCTAAATAATCAAATACTGGCATCATTTGTGCCAATGGTCCTAATATTTCTAGTGAACGCATAATTGCTTGAACATCGCCAGTACGCTGTGATCTTGCAAGTGGAGATACATACTCAATATCAATAGTTCTTCCTTGTAATGCAAGTGGCGGTTCAGGTAATAATTGTTTTCGAAGTAAAATATTAAATGTTCTGTTAATTAATGGTTGCAACATTTCAGATTGTAATCGTGCTAAAACGGGAGCAAGTAATCGCATACTTTCTTGATTTCTTTCCATTACTTCTGTTGCTGTCATTTTTACATCTTGTGATAATAATAATTGATCAACAAAATATGCTTGACGAATTGCATTTCGTCTTTGTTCTTCTATGTTTAAACCAACTGGTGTGTTTGCACCAATTTGTAATGGCTCAATTCTATCTCTAGTGCCTGATCGGTAATAATTTAATCCCCCTGGCTGTGTTCTAACGGGTAAAACAAAACTATCATCAGGAACAAGTAAAGGCGGATCAACCATTTTTTGAGCTGCCTTAATTGTTGTTTCTGCCATTTTGTTAATCATCTTAATGTCAGGTAAAGCTGTCATAGACGGAGAACGCCCATAACCACCATCTGAACCACTAGATTTTAACCATCGTGGAACAACAAAAGGAAATTCATTAAATCCTGATATAGAAATTATTTTTTTATCTTCATGGTCATAATAAATCGACACAAACGGCATAGATTTATTATCCATCTTGTATGGATTTAATTGATCATTAGGTTTTACACATTGATTAATTTTAACTTCTTCATAAGGTTTTTTTTCAACTATATTTAAAATTCTTTTTGATAATTTATCGCCAAATCGTTGATAGGCAGCACGGGCAGTCATTTTAAATTCACGATGAACTGTATCGACATACCCTTTATCGTTTTCAGAAATATATATTTCTTTTATGTGCCTTGTTGAAAATCGTAAAAATTTAAATTCATCTTCTTCAATCATCATACACGCTGTGCCAAAAGTACAAAGATCAACATACAATTCGTGTATTTCTTGCTGGAAATTTGATCGATCTAAAGCAACATACATGGTATTGGTGCAAGACTCTAACCACTCTCTACTTTCTTCATCCATCGCAATAGTTTCGTCTTTAAATCGCATACTAAACCAAGGCATCGCAGCATTAGTTAGCATCCCATGTAAAGAAGAAGATAATAATTCAGCACTATGAAGTGCAGTACCATCAAATATTTGTTCAGTTCGTTTATCGCCTGATGAACGGGTTACATTGACATCAGCTCTACGAGGTAAAACATAATCAGCTATTTCTTGCCAATGACTTTCCCAGTTTAATCTTTTTGATTTTAATTGTTCAAATTGATTACTTAATGTTTTTATATCCATATTAACCTAAAGTATCTTTCTTTGTTTTGTTTGTTTGCTTCATATTTATTAAACCAAAAAGGTTTCTTGTTGGTGTAAATTGTCGCCCAGCTAATTTAGCTGAAAATTTTTTTTCATATTGATTGTAGGCTTCTTGTGGATTTGCAGCATCATATAAATTTTTAGCTGCATCTGCTCTCATTACAGTTTTTGCTAATCCTGGCATAGCAAAACTTATTCCCGCTTTAGCTAAACCTAAAAATTTATTTTGAGATTGTAACATTTCTTTTGAAATAGGAATTGAAGTTAAAGCACCTTTTGGATCTCCACTACCCATACCTCCAGGTGTTTGTGCTTTACCTGGTGTATATGAACCATATTTTACTTCATATCCAGTTGATGACAATAAATTACCATCTGCTAAACCAGCACTTTGTAAATATTTATTAATTGCTGCACTTGCTTCTTCTCCATAAAATTTTTGATCTTTTCCAGTTAATTTTGCCGCAACTGTATTAGTTGCAAATTTTTGTCCAGCTGGTCCATAACTCATACCAGTTAAACCTATTGATTTTTGGACAGCTCTTTTTGCCGCTTGAACATGATAATCTTTTGATCTACTTGCGTAAGCAGTTCCAGCAGCTATTTTTGCTCTTTGTGTTTTAACAGAAGATTTAAAACTTTTTGTTAAAGCTCCGCTTCTTCCGTGTCCAGCTTTGTGTGCCATTTATGAACCTAATAATGTTGTTTGGTATGTATCAGCTTCCGATGTATCGCCCTGGGTACTTGTTAAAATAGTATCCGTAAAACCTTTTTTCTTATTTGCCATCATTTTTGCAATTTTTATTTGCGTTTCACTTGGCAAATCCTCTGCCACAGTTGGTGGTGGCTTTGGAGCAATAGGCATTGGCGGTAATGGTGGTGCTTTTGGTCGTAAAAATCCCATATTTCCTCTACTGTAAAGGGTTATAATTTGTTCCAGTTGCAAATTTCTCAAATTTTTGAATATTATCAAAATCCAATTCCTGAATTGCAACGCTGCATACTCTCCAAGCATCAGCAAAGTGGCTTGAATGATCATGCACAGGTTTGGAAAAAACTCGTTGTTTATCTATCCATTTTCTATGATACCATTTTAACGCATCCAAAAAAGGTTTGCAGTTAGAACGATCAATATATGTTTTTGCTAGTAATATTTGTCCAGCGTGTATCCCATCTTCTATAGACAATTTAGGGCAAACTTTAATTGGTCGCATACCCATTGAATAGGCATATTCTTTTCTTGAATGACCAGTTGAAAGTTCTCGTTGCTCTATGTCATGCGGAAAGACATAATTACGGATATTATATTCTTTTTTCTTAATATAATCGGCATAAAAGTCCAGACTTTTATTACTATCGTTATAACAATCAACAACAAACAAAGCTCTGCCAATTTGTTGCGTAAAAATTATTGCTGTTTGATCTGAAATACCAATATCAAAATAAACATCTACTGGATAACCTGGATCATACGGAAAATGTGAAATTCTTTTTTCATCTTCCATTTTTTGTATTATTTTTCCGTAGATTGATCCTGAAATATTTGCTGTCCAGGAACATTCAAACTCTTGCATATACTGATCTTCGGTCATCAGTTTTCGTGCAGACTCTAATTCTGGTTTTGGTACTAATCCCGTTTCACTTGCTCTAAACATACAAGTAAACCATTCGGCATTACCTTTAGCTTCTTCGTATAAATCGTAAAATAAATTCATTCCTTGTGGCGTACCAATAAAGCACACCTTACCTAACCTATCTGCCACGGCTGGTCGGATAATTTCAGGAAACATTCTGCTATCCATTTGTGCATATTCATCACAAACAACAAAATCAAAATATTGACCCCTTGCACTATCAGGATTTTCTGCTCCGAAAAGAGATATTCTTGCACGATTTGGAAAATCTGCTCGTAATTCTGTTTCGTTATATTTCATTCCAGGTATCTGCCTGGTAAATTCTTTGAGATAATCCCATGCTAGTAGTTTTACTTGCACCCTTGTTGGAGCAAAAATAGCACCTCTAAAATTCTTTTTTTCAGAAGTTAATGCTTCTTTAATTAAATGATTGACCGCCCAGACGGTCTTACCTCCTCTGCGATGCATTACGCACACTGCGAAGCGATAATTTTTAAGTTTGTTGTGTAACTCTAGTTGTTGTGGTCTAGGAGTATAAGGTATTTTAATAACTTTCATTAATGTATTGTTTCATCTTGTGGTTTTACATTCACAGTTGATATTCCTAATGCAGCTATTAGCCATTTAGCAGCTTCCATAGCATCCTCTTTGTTATCAAAATTACTAAATTCTACCTGAACAATATTTCTTGTTTCGTTAAAAAATACGGCAGCTTGTATGTGTTCATCCATGAGTGTCTTTTTCTCCCATCATAATATAAAAATCCCCGCAGGTTTTTTGGTATGGTATCGAGCTTGGTATATTTGAAAATTTACTATTATAAATCCATTCGTATTCAATAACTGGTCTTGGACCAGTAGGATAATCAAGCATATCTCTAGTTTATTGTTATCTTCTGATCTTTTACCTGATCATTTGGCTTTTTATCTTTGTCCTGGTTGTCCGTTCCTCTTGATGTGTGCGTGGAACCTTTGCCTTTATGTTCCGAATAACCATCATCCCACACTATTTTTATTTGTGGTTCGCCTATATTCTCATTAATTACTTTATCATTAAATACACTAACTAACTTTGAAGCCATCCATCGTGCATGGTGTAGCTTTTCCCTTGCCCAGTTTACCTGGTTTGGCTGCAAGTCCTGGTCGAGTAAGTCTTGCATTTTATCAAGCCAGGTCATAGCTCCAATTCTTCTAGCATCTAGTATATTTTCTTTTAATTCCTTATCTACATTCATCCATTTGTAAATGGTCGCCAGGTTTGGCATATCTTTGGATCTACAAATAGCGGTCAATGTGTTGCCTAGTTCAAGCTGTTCCTGGATGATTTGTAATATAGCTTTTGATTTCTTCATGTGTTTTGTCCTTAAATTGTTTTAATTTTGATAAACTTTTAATCTTGCCATCTATTGACTTTGGTCCAGTTGATAAACCACCATGCAAACGGCAAATATAACTTCCTTTTTTAGTCAATAATCCTTTTGCCTGGCATTGTTGCCCGTCATATTTTCGTCTTGCCTGGCATTGAATTTTTTTACTTGGTCGCCCTACCATAATTTTTTTTTAAATTAATATTAATATTCGCTTGTTACTATCATATATTAGTATATATAATATATTATATTATACATAGGAGTATATATGAATATAACTATTATAGATTTATACGGCAAAACAATGAAAGGTTTAGGCAAATCATTGAGAGGTCGTAGAATTTTCATTAATGGTAAAAAACTTCCAAAAAATGCGGGTAGTTGTTACCCTCGTCATTGGTCCGAGTCTTTTACTGTTAGCGTTGCAATTAATCATTTTAAGAAAGGAGCTTATTTAAAATGAAATATATTTATAATAAAGACAGCTTTGAAAATGCTGTTGAAGTTGACAACTATCCCTGGGGTTTTAGATATAAAACTAAACGCCGTTATTGGATAGAAACAGTTAAAAACAGAGGAGATCGCTTTTGCTATGCTACTCTTAATCCTAAAAATAATAAATGGTGTAAACCGAAAAAAAGCACATATTCAACTATTGCTGTTTTAGGATTTAACAAAAATAATCATGTTGTAACTGATGGTTTGGGTCTTTGGGAAACTGACAAAGACATAGCCAAATTTAAAAACAGAATTGATTATGACCAATTAAAAGAACTTCAAAAAATGAAGTTATGTGAAAAGTCATCAATTAATCATGTAATGAAATCTGTTAAATTTGAAATCAAATCTACTGGAACTTATAATTTAAGTGATCCAGCAGACTTACAACGATTAAGAGAAGATAATAAAGATAGAGAACAGAAAAAATTAGAGGAAAAAAAGACTCTTAACAAAATTAATTCTGCAATCAATCATACTTATCATTCTTGTTTAATTAAAAACGGGTTAAAATAATGCTTAAATTTATATTTATAGCATCACTTCTTCAATTAGCGGTATTTTTACCGCTAGTTTACTTAATCCATAACTATTAGGAGCTTAAAAAATGAAAACTATTTCACATTATAACAGCAAAAAATTACTTCATATTGAAACACCTCTAGGAATAATAAATATTCGAGTAGGTTTAACTGATCGTCTAGGAAGATCAGTTGACAGTATTGAAGTAATACCCTCAAATTATGCTGGTCAAAACAAGGTAAAAAGATCAGGCTTAAGTAATACTAGATTAATTAAACTAAAAAAAGGAGCTTAAAAAATGACTAATCAAGAACTAGAAAAATATTATTATCCTATTTATTGGATCATAAAAAATAATGATATTGAAATTAAAGACAGATACGGAGCAATAATTCCAAAAAGTTGTAAAATACATAAAATTGAAAAAAATTTTATTTATGAACAAATTCAAAATAAATTACAATTTAGCGGAGAAATAATCTCTATTTAAATTAAACCGACTAAATACCAATTAGCAAAGGAGCTTAAAAAATGAGTAAATATACACCTACTGTTATCCATAACTTTAGAGATTTAGATGAAGATATGGGACAATCAACACAAGATTTTAGAGATACTTGGTTTTGGTTTTTAGATTGTCAAATTGAACAACATGAACCTTATTGTAACCACATTAGTTTATTTAATAAAATTGACTACAAAAAATCTCATAAATTACAAAACAAATTATTGGATTTAGTTGAAAAAATATCACATATGAGCTGTATTGATAGATATAATGTTTTTTATAAAGAATAAATAATACCGACTAAAAACCGACTAAAACCCTCTTTAATAAGGGGGTTTTTTTTATCATATAATAGTATATAAAACCTTTATGACTTCCAAACAGTTACAAGCATTTTTAAAAAAAAATAAAATGACTCAAGGCGACTTGTGTAAGTTGTTATTTAATACAGCATCAACAAACGATAGAAACATAATATCAAGATGGGTTAATGGACCGACTAAACCGCCTAGATATTTAAAAAATTTTTTGTCAATGGCTGAAAAATATAACGAACTAAAAAAATCCGACTAGAACTCTCATTCTATCCTTTTCTTAACATTATTTTGTCAATTATGTCATTAATTTTTTTATTTTGTTTATGAAGTTGCAGCCATAACCGAATATACATAATTTCTTCTTCCCACATCTTTTTTACTTTCCGTCTATCTACACCGACAAACCTAGCTATATGAGTCCAAGGAAATTTTTTTGCTTTCAGCCAAATAATCCTTTTTAAGTCTATATCCTCAACAACTTCCCGGAGAATAATACTAGCAACCCACCACCGACTAATGTCTTTTGAGCTTGGTCTAATCACAAAATCTACTTTATTCCAGGAATGAGAATACATTTTTTCTTGTTTAGTAGCCAACCAACTAGCTGTTGTTTTTTGTTTTTTAATAGCTGGTGGTAATCTGCGATCTGTTCTGGCAGCTTCTTCAAATAATATAATTAAATCGTGTGTTGTTATTTCAGACATCCAAGATATTTAGCAAAATCTTCTGCTTTCGTTTTATCGTTAAAATCCGCAGAATTTTTTAAGTCTAAATATGCTTGTGCTTTTTCAAAACTTCCCGTTTTTTTTAATATTCTAGCATATACTTCATCATTACTATTAAATGCTTTTCTTTTACCCTCTTTTACTGCTTTATAATTGCCATTTAAATTTTTAGCCAATCTATTAACAGCGTGATTAATTTTTACCCTAGATTCATTAGTAGATTTATTAGTAGATTTGTCGGTCATATCTGTCCGTATGTTACGGTCATTATTGTCCTCTAATTTTGACATAATTGTCCTCTGTTTGTAGTTAATCGCATACCTTGTGGATACTCCTGGACCTCCTCTTTTAATTTTTATTAAATAATTATTTACAATTAAGCTATCAACACCACGCCTAACTGATCTCTCCGACAAATTAGTATCTTCTGCTAGTTTTTTATGGCTAGGAAATAGAGCTTTAGTCTTTGAATTTTCTCGATTTAACATAAAAGTCATAACACGATAAGAACTCGCATGAAGTGTATTATCCGCCATAACTTCAAGTAATAACTTCCATCTTTTAAGTAGCATTAATTTTATCCAAATTATGTGGTGGCTGCTTTAAATAGTGAATAACCATAGTATGATCTCTTTTTAAAAACCTACCAACACTTTGTTTTGTATTTTTTTTAGTTAAATGACAAAAATCACGCCTAGCTTGAACTATATAACGATCTCTTTTTTTGCCGACTAATTGCTCCAGGCTTATCCCATAATATTTGCAAACTTTGTGTGCATTTTCAAATAAACCATCTTTTACTATTGCTCTTGGATAATCAGCAATCATACGCATAACAATAGGATTGTTGACTAATTTTTTTATAGATTTAACTTCAAATTCTGTAAGCTCAACAGTTATATCTTTTACAACTTTCCATTCTTTTTTTTTAAATTTAATTTTATCTAATTTATCTTGCTCAAATTTATTTGCTTTTATGATGTCAGGCATAAATCAATCCATTTTTTTAAATCAGGATTATCTCGCAGTATTTGAACAGTAGCATGGGAAAAAGCATTGACGACTATTTCCTCATCTGCTGATTTTAAAAGGTGTTGTTCATAAATAACATGGTCCAATTCGTGTAAAAGCAGTAACAAAGAGTAAGAATTTTGGCGTTCTATAAGGTTTTTATCTAGTATTATGGTTTGTTTTGTTCCGTCATAACTTCCCTCATCCTCTGAAATATCAACTAATCCGTCTATTAACTGGACAAATATGTCCACCGATCCAACTTTAATTTTATTGGGTAAAGAAATCGTTTGCTGTAACTTTGCCATTTGTTGCCTTAAAGATCATATCCAAATGGCGTTTTCTTGGATAAGAAGTGCCATTTAACCATCTTTGAACTAATCTCGCAGGATTTTTTGACTCATTTACACCTATTTTATTAGCTAATTCCCTTAAAGTTCTAATGTTTTTAAGAGTTTTCCATTCGTGTAAAGTCATTTAGCTAATTTTTCTATACTAATTATCTTTTTTTGCAAATAATAAATATTTTAGTTGCATTTATTATCTATAGAATTAAAAGCTATAATATATTATGATTATTGAAATGCAAAAGTTAAGAGAAAAAATGGCTGAAGCTGGTATTACACAAGAAATATTGGCAAAAAAAATTAATATTAATAAAGTTCATTTAAACAAAGTATTAAATGGTAATGCAAGTTTAACGCCATCATTAGCAGAAAAAATTGCAAATATACAAGAATTACAAATACCATCTGCACAAATTTTATTATTTCCACCAATGCCACTAGAAATATCTGGTCAATATCATACTAATGGTCCAGTAGAATTGTTTAAATTTGACAGACTACACATAGATTTACCAAGTGTTAGACCAGGTTGGTATGGAATAGTTTATCGTGGTTCAGAGGACCAAGACTCTAGTTTTCATTTTAAATTTGATGAGGGTTTAGTTCATATTTTTGATAGTAAATTTCAAAGATTAGGAAAAAAAGATGAAAGAGCTTACAATCACATAAGTATAATACAAAGATCAGGAGATCAAAAATTATATGTTGGTTGGCTTGGAAAACCAAATATAAAAACTAATAAACACCCATTTCAGCTTATGCACAGCACATCTACATTGTATATTGAGGTGGATTGGTGCAGTATTTTAGAGGGTAGTGTTAATTTAAAAGCTCTAAATTTAAAGCCATATTAACATTTTTTGCAAACTTATTGACGACAATTAGTATTTAATGCTAATACAGTTCCTATTATGTTCGGGAATTGTTTATGTCAGAAATAGAGTTTGTTCCTGATTACTATTCTAAATGGGATATTGACCATTTTTCTCCATCACAAGACGCTAAACCTTTAGACAACTGGTTTTACGAATATTGTGTAAATACACAAGCATGGAGAAGAAATAAAAAACCTAATCCAAACATGAAAGCTGGTAACTCTGTTCAGGGCGATACTAACAGAACAATTACAACGCAAGATGGAACAGAAGTAACTTTAGAACCATTTGGTTTAGGTGGATGGGTTTTTAATAATTTTACTGAAAAACAAGCAATCGATAGTGCGGTCCAACACTTTAAAGAACAATGTATTTTACATGATTGGCAAGATAAAGATAAAGTTCACGCTGATGAAGTATTAGAACGAATACCACTTTGCATAAAAAACAGCATAAAAGCATTTTTAGAATTTGGAATTAAAAAATTAAAAAATTTAACTACAGAAAAATATGTCAGTTACAAACATGACAATATTGACATTACTACTATTGGTAGAATGGATATTGGATCAGATACTCATGTTATAGAATTTAAAACAAGATGGTTCCAAAGTGTTGTTAGTAAAAAAACAAATAAAATTGGATTTAGAAGTGCATCAATACCAGCAACACCTATGTATTCGCACAATCAACAAGTTGCTTTTTACAATAAAGCAACAGATTTAATACCAGTTATTATTTATGCTAGTGGCAACAAAGAAGATGATTATGCAATTTTTACACCAGAAAATTGTGATGCATTAACAAACATAGGTTTATCAAAATTTATAACACATAGTCGTTCAATACAATTAGCCAGGCAAAATTTATTAAAAGTTTCAGATGATCCTGAAGTTATTGCTGCACACATACAACCTGATTTTGATCATTATATGTGGCGTGATTATAAACCAGAAGATTTAGAGGAGGTAAAATCGTTATGGAAAATGTGATTAATTTTTATGCAACAGATAAAATAATTTGTTCAGCACAAGATTGGAAAAATATGGATAGAGAAGAAAAAACAAAAAAAGAATGTGAAAAAAGAAAAAATAACCCACCTAAACCAACAAAGTTACAATTAAAATTAAACAAATTAGTAACTTTAATGGAGGAATAATGGCAGCCGATCCAAAAACTATTAATTTATTAAAAAAATATGGAATGGGTAAGGAAGCTGTTTGGGATTGCTTTGGAACATGGGTAATAAATCATAAACATTTGGAAGAAATTGCCAGAAAAGAACAAGTTATTTTTGAAGAATTATCAGTAGTTGAATTAAATTCAGAAAAAAGAATATGTGTAATGAAATGTGTTGCACGAACAATAAAAGATAAAATTATTACTTACGGAGAGTCATCGCCACAAAATACAAAAAATATGTATCCAGTAGCTATGGCTGAAAAAAGAGCCAAAGGTAGAGCTATATTAAAATTAGCTGGTTTACATGGCGATTTTTATGAAGATGAGTTTCCTGGAGAGAAAAAACCTGGGAAAAAAAAGACCATTAAGGACAGTTCGAATGAGTCGGCTGTTTCATATTCGCAGAATGGTCTTCCGTCAGGATGGGAGGATATGACTTTTGATAGTCAAATGGAGCAATTTTCCGCCGTATTGGAAAATGCTTCTCATCCTGGCAATTTAAATAAAATTGCGACACCTTACAAGAAATGGATTGATTCCGCTTCTAACGAACAAAAGGAGAAAATCGATGACATAGTAAGAAAGAGAAAGGATGCATTAGAAAATGCCTAAAATAAGATTAACATTATATCCTGGTAAGGAATTAAAAGAAGTCATTAAAAATCATCAAAGTGAGGGTAAAAAATATCCAATAGCTGCATCATTATTTTTTGAAGATAATGAAGAAAAAAGCGGATTTACTTTTTTTGACGATGTAACATTTAAAGCTGATACAAAAGTTGGATTAACTGCGTGGGCAAATTTAAATAAAAATCAAAAAGAAGTTCTTACTATTGAGATAGAAGATTTTAATACTTGGAATAGCAAACAAAAAGAATTGGCTGCTAAAAAACCTAAACCAGTTTCTAACAACTCAAGTGCTAGTAATACAAGTTTTGACACAGATGGTAATGTGGATGACTTGGATTTTTTAAAATAAATAAATACTCCTATGAA